TTAATGCTGCACTACATAGCAGTAGTACACCGCGGCCTTGTCCTCGACGGCGTCCTTGTCATCGAGCCAAGCGTGCGCCATGTCCGCGTAAAACTCGGCGTTGCCGCCGAGACCGTACTTTTTTGCGACTTCGCAAAAATCGGAGTACATCGCGCACATTATCGCGTGCCATGTGGTCGGGTCGTAGTGATACCCGCGCTGTGTCATTACCTGCGTGGTCTGCTCCTGCGTCCAGTGCGCGCCGACGCTGCCGTCGGCGTTTTGCATCGACTTTGCCCAGCGCTTCGCGCGCTCCGGCGTAAGCTCCGGCACCTCGCCGTGCTCGTCGTCCCACTCTCTGCGCTCTTCGCGGCGCGGGCGGCCGGACGTCATGGCAAAGTCGACGTTGCCGCGATACTCCGCGCTGCGGCCGTAGTGCTCACGCTCACCGCGGCGGTCGTACTCGTCGCGGCGATAGTCGCGGTCACGGTCACGGTCGCGCTCGTCATGCTCGCGGCCGTTGTGCATCAGCATATACTTTGCAGCTCTCTTCACGCCGTCGTGCCTCCTTCCGTCGGTGCCGTGCCGTCAATCGCGGCGCGGCTGTAGTCCGGCGAGCAGGCCGGGCGGCCGAGCATCCTAAAGGCTCCGCCGGTAGCGCTTGTGAACACCACAGTGCTATACCGATGCCTTGTGCGTATGCCGCACGCAGTGACCTGCGCGCAGTTGGCGGTGGTCAGCGGATAGGTCTGGGTGCCGGTGCCGATGGTGATAACCACCGGCGCGGCTATCGTCGCGGCGGGCGGGATGCTCTGCGCGATGACGAGGCAGTACTTGCAGCCCGCCTCATATGCCCCCGCTGGGATGTTGACGGTGAGGGTGCCGTCTGCAAAGGTGACGCTCTGGGAGATTATCAGCCGCCGGCAGAGTCGGCAGTTTGCTTTACAAGCCATTTTTGTTCTCCTTTCAGGGGCGGCGGCAGCTGCCGCCGCCCCGATGTGTTATGCCGCGCAGCCTGCGCAGCCGTAGTTGTAGCCGTTGCCGACGCAGTACGGATACGGTGCGGGGACTGTGTAGGCGGGGACAGGGGTGGGGCTAAGGCGGCGGATAAGCTCCGCGGTCTGAGCCTCCTGATTTGCCGCAATGTAGGCGTTCTGCTGCGCTTGAGATGCGGCAAATTTAAGGGTCTGGTTCTCGGCCTGCAGGTTTGCGATCTTGTCCTGCGTGAGGAAATCAAGAATCGCACGGGTGTTGGCGTTGTTGTTGTCCAGCAGGTCGCGGGCTGCGCCGTTGATAGTCTGCTTGATCTCACACGCCTGCGTCGCAAGGTTGTAATTTGCGTCGCAGAATCCGCGCTCAAGCAGTCGCTGAGTCTCGCAGCAGCAGCTCTGCTGCTGTGCGGCGAGCGCCGCCATCTGAGACTGCACGCCGTTAAAGCCCTGCAGCATCGCGGTGTTGGCGTTGCCGAAGCCCTGCAGGAGGCTTGTGTTGACGGCGTAAAAGCCGTCACAAAGGCCATCCTGCACGCCGCGGATGCTGCTCTCAAGGCCGTTAAGCGCGAAGCCGTCGGCGACAGCTGCGCGAGTATCAGCACCGCCGAGACCACCCGCAGACATGATGTAAGGCAGAGCGCTCATGCCGTCACCTCCCTGCCCATTGCGGTTGCCACCCCAGCCCCATCCAAAGATGATGGCGAGGATGATAACCGCCCAGAGTCCCTCGTTGCCGAAAAAACCTCCGGAGCTACCTCCGCTGTCCTGTCCGGCCATGTAGCCGGTTGCAAAATCGTCCATAATGTGTGCTCCTCTCAAAATATTTGCACGGGGGCGCGCTCCCCGCTGCATACTCGGGGGCGGTTTTTATCAAGATCCGCGCAAAACTGAGAGGGGGGTATCAGCGGCCGAGGCCGAGTCCCTGCATTATCTGGGAGACGTCAAGCCCGCGCTCCCGTGCCATGTTGGTGGCAATCTGCTGCAGCTGCTGCGGGCTTTTGCCGTTGATAATCTGCAGCGCCTGTGCAATCTGCGGATTGCCGCCCGCCATCTGCTGCATAAGCTGCACCGGGTTTCCGCCGCGCCGGAACGCGGCGAAGATCTGCCCCGCGGGCGAGGCCATAAGTCCCTGCAGCATCTGTACCGGGTTATTTGTCATCGGCCTTGCCCCCTTTGCCCTTGCGCATAAGCTCGTCGCGCAGCGCGTTGAGATCGTCCATTGTCGCATACTGCGGCGTGGGCGCGGCCGTCTCTGGCGCGCGGACCGCAAAAGCGAAGAGATCGCACGCGCCAGTGTTAGGATTAAAGCGCTTAAGATAGATTACGCCGTGGCCGAGATCCGGCATCAGTGTGCCGGGTCCGCCGAAATCCACCTGCGCCGCGACCGCTTCCTCGCGCC